AGCTCAACATAACCATAACGTGTCATAAATGATACTGTTGGTTCGAATGTTGATGGATCTAGTACAACACCTGAGCTCATTAGCGGGATGTATGGGCAGTAGAATGCCGCTGCATCTGACTCGCTTGAGCCTTTGTAACCAATTAATACTGCTGCATCATCGCCAGCATATGTGTTTACATATACTTTCATTGCGTTGTTTAGTGTACCAACCATTTTTGTGTTAGTTGGTGCTTCAAACGCACCTTCAGTTGTTCTTGCGAACGCTGAAGTTGTTGCAGACTGAAGAATTGTAAGTGCAAATGGGCTAACAACTGCCCAGTTACCAGCGCCTCTTCTTGTACGCTGAGCGATTAGGTTTGATACTCTGTTGATTTGAACAGCAAGTGCTGCATGTTCGTCACCAACAAAAGTAGCTGTACCTGAAACGCCTGCTTGGTCGTAAGTTTCAGCAGCTGAACCAGCTAATGTACCTAATGAAGCAAGTACTTCTTGGTCGATCTCAGCTGTAATTTCTTGTGCCAAAGCAGCCATGATCTCTGCTTCTACGTCGATGCCGTGCTGTGACTGTGCGTCTTGTGCGGCTTCAAAAGTCCAGCGAGCTGATAGCTTTCTGGTTTTTGCTTCGACTGTTTGCTTTAAGATCTGAATGCTTAGTTTGTTACCACCATCACCTTCAAGTACTGCTGTATTGTCGGCTCTGCCTGTTGTGGCATTACCTGAATATGCTTCAGCAATTTTGAATGGTGATAGAGCTTCTTCACCAGCAGTTGCGCCTGACCCGCCTGAGCCAATTGTTTCTGCATAGCGTACTCTAAGTGTGTGGATTTGACCCACTGGTCCAGTCATAGGCTGAACACCAACAAGTTCATTTGCAATCACTGTTGGCATCACACGTCTGATAACTGGTAGGATAACTCTATTAAGAGTTGCGACATTACCGGCAGAAGTTGCACCAGCTGTAGCAGTCTCTGACAAATACTGTCTAGTATTTTCCAAAGTTGTTGCCATTACAGCCTTTTTAGTGCCTTGTAGGCCCTCTAGTAGTGCAGTTTTAGTATCCTGCCAGCGACTTTCTAGTAGTTCTGACATTTGGTTTCTCCTTAATTTAATCCAGCTAGACGACGGATTGCTACAACATTCTCATCATCTGCTTTACTACTAACGTTAGTTAATGACTTTTCGTCACGGTTGCCTGTTACTTCTTTTGCCTCTGCTAATACTGCCTTCTGCTTTGCTGGACTGTTACCATCAATTACTGACGGTAGATACTTATCAAACGCAGAACTTAATCTATCTGTTTGAACTGATTCCAGTAAGTCTGTCATAATTTCTTTTTGATCTTTACCCAAAGGTGCTACAAGATCATTTAAGATTTTATCTCTACGAGCTGATTCAGCAAGTTTTGTTTTTTCTTCTGCAGCTGTTTCAGCAAGTTTCTTAGCCTTAGCGGCTAGTGTTTTTGCTTCTACAATTTGTTGCTCTTTTGTGTCAATGACTTTCAAGAGTTTTGCAGTTTCTGACTTTTCGTTAAGATAGCTGTTAGCGTATTCTGATGCGAATGCTTCGAATAGCTTACGGCCAAAGTCATTTCTACGTGCAGACTCAATATCTTCTTTCAGTTGACCAATTTCACCTTTCAGTGATTTTGAAACTGTTTCTGATACTGCTTTTGCACTTTTTGCGACAAAGTCTTTTTTGACTTCTGCAAATTTTTCTTTAGCTTCACGTACTAAACGTACTTTTGTTTCTGCTAAGTCTTTCTTATCTTCGTAAAACTCTGCAAGTTCTTTTGCTAGTGCTTCTACAACAAATTCCTCAAGTTGCACAAATTTCTTTGCCATTGTCTTTTGGTCTTCATGTAGCTCGCCTACCTCTTTGCCTAGTTGAGTCATTACAAACTCTTTCATTAGCTTTGCATTTTCACGCTGTGCAATAGCAAATTTTGCTTTTGCTTCTGCTAGTTGCTTTCTGTCCTCTGTGAATTCAGCAACTTCAGCACTTAGACGCTCTTCTAATAATGAATCAATAGATTCAATCATAGTTGTTTTGTCATGCTCATACTTTTTAGCAAATTCTTCACGAAGCTCTGCAGTGGCCGCCTGGCGATTTTCTTTCACCTTTGCTTCCCATGCTTCTTCGATCTCACGGCGCACGTCTTCAGAAACTACGTCATTTTCGAATAATGTTTTTAGTGCATCCAACATGTTTATTTTCTCCTTTTATTGGAGTCGGTTGATTATGTTAACCAACGATTCTTTTAAAAACTTTTGTGCCTTGTTATCATGTCTAGTTGCCTGTGCTAATTCGTATGCCTTATATCCGCCGCGAGCATTCATAAGGTGCTCGTAAATTGGTGTAGGATATGCACCAGGGGCGCTGGGCTGAGCCACAACGTCCACGGTGATAATTTCAAAATCTGATACTGTATTGCTACCATCTTCAGAAACATTACCGCTACCTCTGCTTGAAACTCCTAATTTTACGCCGCTTTCTAGCATTGTTCTAACTAATTGTCCCATTGGTGTTGGTAATATTTTTAGTTTTCCATAACCGTTAGCATCATCCATCCACATTTCTGTAATCATGTGTGATACGCGGTCAAGGTTTATATTGAGGCCTTCTGGATGATCAACTTCGCCGAGAACACTGTATCCTCCTGCTACCTGATCGTTGAGAGTTTTGACAGCCCTGCCAATTTCATTTACAGGATACACACGCTGATTAGCATTGCGTACTCCGCCCTGTATACAAATGCCTTTCATATACAGGTCTTTTCCTTCGTTGGCATCTTCGACAACCATTCTAGCTTGATCGAATGTCAAATGCTCTCGTAAGTTTTTCATCTACTCTCCCCAACCTTGCTGATTAAGAGCCAATAGTGGCTTTTTTTGTTATCAGCAGATTCTGGCTTCGACTTCTTTTCAGCGCCGTGGCCAGGTTCGTTTTTAGTGCCTGATTTAGCACTAGTACCGCCTGGAACATTTCTATTCCCTGCGTTATCTTCTGTAGGCTTTGCAGGAGTCATACCTTTTTCTTCTGCACCTTGTGCAATATTTCCTGCGTCACCGCCCATATCATTTGCGCCTGCAACAGTTGACTTAGTGTTTGCACCATTGTCACCCATTGAAGCTGTAACTTTGTTTGTATACTCACGCATGATTTCACCAGCAGTCATTGTTGATTCATCAACTTCTTCTTCAATTGCTTCTTCAACTTCTTCATCTGATGCTTCTTCAACTTCTTCGTCATCTGATTCAAAAGCTA